TCAGCTTCGCGCCGGACTCCGCGCTGGAGGGAGATGGTTTCGAACCTTCGGTTCCCCAACGGTGAACGGACGCGGACTCTCTGCTGAGCAAGCCGGCTTCGAACCATTGGTCCCCTATCAAGCCGCGCGATCTCGCAAAGGCTGCGACGTCTCGTGGGTTTTTGAAGGCGGCGCGGGTATGGAGGAATGTCAGGCCGCTTGGGCGGGTTCTATTCTGCGAGCTTGGTCCAGCCGGCACGGATCAAGCAATCGGCATCTTCGTCGGACATCTCGACGATGCGGTCCTCCGCGATAGTGATGCGTCGACCTGAGAAGGTTTGCACCGCACCGATCCCCGGGGGCGCCTTGAGGCGGACATAGACCGGCTCCGGTGGCTTCAATTTTTCGGCCATTCGGCGGGTGAGCTCGAAGATGCCCCAACTCGGCATCGGTCTCTTGAACCAGTCGAGAAACTGGGCAGTTGAATCGACCTGATCGTCGTGCTTGCCCTTCGGGAAGACCGTCATCTCGTGGAGGTATTCAGCGAGCCAGGGTGCGGTTTCGGGGATATGGACGAAGCCGTTCTCGATCATTCCGGTCTGCGCATGCAGCCGCATGATCTTGTCGCATTCTGGCTGGTAGCGGGTGACGCCGTGGCAGCCATCGGTGATCAGCTCCTGGATCAGCTGGGTACCGGAAGCCTTGTCCTCGATCAGTACCTCGGTCGCACGGAACAGGCTCTGCTGCTCGCGCACGGCGCGCTTCAGCGCCGGATACTCGAGCCGCCGGCGGAACACACCGATGAGAAAGAGGTCTTTGTCCTTCACTCCCCACGTTGTGCACACCGAGAAATCACTGAGCTCGGTGGCCTTGTTGGCGGTGTCCCAGCTCTGCACGATACGGTCGAAGCGCTCCGGGACTTCGTTCTCGCGGTAGCGTCTGAACCAGTCGGCCTTGACCAGCCCGCCGCCTAACGGCGCCGGCGATTGCTGATACTGGCCGGCGAAGTTGTATTCCCCGATCGTCCGCCGGATACGATCGAGCACCTCGAGCGGCTCGCGGTCCGGGTGCAAGGCTTCGCCCTGACGGCGCCGGAAGCATTTCGGTTCCAAGATAGTCTCGATCCGGTGCTCCTCGTCTTTTTCGGCGATTGCCGGGAAGCTCAGAATTTCCCATTGCTCCTGCGCGAGGACGTGGCCGACCAGGTCATCTTCGTGCAGCCGCTGCATGATGATGACGATGGCGCCATGCCGCTTGTCGTTGAGCCGGCTGTAGAGGGTGTGGTCGAACCAATCATTGGCGGCCTGCCGCTGCGCCTCGGAGAGCGCCTCCTCCGGCTTCAGCGGATCGTCGATCAGAATGATGTCGGCGCCGCGTCCAGTCAGCACGCCGCCGGTCGAGGTGGCGAGCCGATAACCCTGGCGGGTGGTGATGAATTCCTGCACCGCCTGGCGGTGCGGCGCCAAGCGGGTCGGAAAGATCTGACGATACCACGGGCTCATCATGATGCCCCTGCAATCGCGGGCGAGCTTATCGGCGAGATCCTGGGCATAGCTGACGCAGAGAATCTGGGCCGAGGGATCGCGCCCGAGGCACCACGCCGGGAAGGCGATCGAGGCCAGCAAGGATTTGAGATGGCGAGGCGGCAGGTTGATAATCAGCCGTTGGATCCGGCCTTCCCGCACGGCGTTCAGCTTGGCGGCGATGATCTCGAGGTGCCCGTTCATCGCCAGGCAGGTTTGCGGGTTGAGATCCTGGAAGCAGCGTCCGGCGAAGGTCGCCAAGTCGCGGTGCAGCAGGAACTTGTACTGCGCTTGTGTCAGGAGTTTCATGGCTCGGGCTTCCCGATCGAGAAGCGCGCCCTGATCTGTTCGAGGACCTTTTCGTCCGCCTCGCTGAAATCGGAAGTCTCGGGCGCCGTCGGCTCAGTCTGACGTTCGATGTCCCGCACGATGTCGAGTAGGATCTTGATCGCGCGGAAATCGGCAGTGGCCGAGCGGTTGACGAGCTGGGTGATGATCGCTTGGCGCTTGGTGACCTTGCGACGCCCACCGTTCTCGGCCACGATCACCGTCTCGTTCAGCGCTTCACTGAGCAGCGTCCTCAAGTTCTTGGCGCCGGGCGGCCGGCCTCGCGGGTTGCCGGACTGGCCTTTCGTGAAACGGGTGTGCCGTGGGGGCTTGCCGTAGCCCACCTCGTAATCGGGCTCCTTGTCAGGCGGCATTGGCGGCCTCCGCCTGACAGAGGAGGTCATCAAAGCTGTGGCCGCTGGCGGCGTGACGAGCGCTGCCGCCGGTCAGCGCCTGCCAGCGGCGGACGATCGTATCGACATAAGCCGGGTCGAGTTCCAGCCCGTAGCAGCGCCGGCCGGTGCGCTCGGCGGCGATCAGGGTGGTGCCGCTGCCGAGAAAGGAGTCGAGCACAATCTCGCCACGAGCCGAGCAGTCGAGGATCGCATCAGCGACCATCGCGACCGGTTTCACGGTCGGGTGCAGCGCCAGCAGATTGCCCTCGTCACCGCAGCGGGCGAAGGAGTTGGCGCCAGGGTAGCGCCAAATATTGCTGCGGTTGCGCCCGAATCGCCCGAGCTGGACATTGTTGCAGTGCCCGTTGCGGCCGTGTTTGAAGACGAAGACAAGCTCGTGCTGGCTGCGTTAGAGCGAGCCCATCCCGGCATTATCCTTGACCCAGACGCAGAGGTTCTTCAGCTCGCTATAGACGGCGCGACCGGCGCCCAGCAGTTCTTCCACGTGGCGCCAGTCCATGCAGACGAAATGGATGGAGCCGTCAACGCTACAGGCCGCCAGGTTGCGCAAGGCCTCACTGAGAAAGGCAGTGAATTCGGTACTGTCCATCTCGCCCGAAGCCATCGGGAAGGGGCGATGGTGGGTCGCGCCGAGGCCACTCGCATGGCCTTCGATCGCCACGTTGTAGGGCGGATCGGTGAACCCCATCGCGGCCTGTTCTTCGCCCATCAGAGCCGCGAAGGCGGGAGTTTCCAAGGCACTGCCGCACAACAGGCGATGGCGATCGAGGATCCACAGATCCCCGTTCCTGCTGAGCGCCGGGCCGGCAGAAACCTCGAGCACCACATCTGCCGGGTCGTCCTCGCGTCCGGGCGGCTCCTCGAGTGAGGCGATCCGAAGATCGATCTCGCCCATCTCGAAGCCGGTGGCCTCGATATTGAAATCCAGGCCGTGCACCGAGAGTTCCTTGAGTTGCTCGGCCAGCAGCCGATCGTCCCAGGTCGAGATCTCGGTCAGCCGGTTATCGGCAATCCTGAAGGCTCGAGCCTGCTCCGGAGTGAGGTGATCGAGGCACAGCGTCGGCACCTCCGTTTTGCCGAGAAGGCGGCATGCGAAAAACCTACCGTGCCCGACGACAATATTGCGCTCGCCGTCAGTCAGAATTGGGACATTGAAATCAAAGGTCTCGATGCTGTCGGCAATCTGCCGGATCTGCTTCTTAGTGTGGCGCCGAGGGTTGGAGGGATCCGGTTTCAGCGTGTCGATTTGACAGTACACAATCTTTAAGTTTGTATTGTCTTTCGAGTTATGTTCCGGAGATCTCAATCTTGGTTGCCGTTCAACTTTCCTATTCATTAAAAAGTATCCTCTATATATCTAACCCACCGGTTCACCAGTATCGGGTTGCTCCTAATCGAAACATTCGACGCGATCTTCGCCGACCAGGCTCGGGATCACGCGCTGTGGCGCAGCGAGTTCGCCCGATCCAGTTTGAGCCGGTCGAGCGCCCGGCAGACGATCAGGGTTCGCAGCCTCCGTTTTCCCCCCTCGCCCCGGCGTACCTGCAGAGGTAACGCCCGCTAAACGGCCAGCCTCCTAGAAGTGTCGCCCCCTAGGTGGTGGTGGCTCCATGTTCAGCGTGAGGACAAATTCAGTCGCTGCCCTGATTTCTATCCGTCGGTCTTGCCGCGCATGCCGCGACACGCCACGGAGTTAAGCGCGGGATGAACAGTTCAAAGCTTACGAGAACGGTGATCGGCGAATTCGTGAGGTCTTGTGGGACCTGGAGGTCAGACGACCTACGTCTCGCGCGCATCCGAGCTTCACTCGCCGGGATGGGCGTCAGATCATCAACTCGTCGAGCCTTCGCCGCAGGAATTCATCTCGCCAGTTAACACGATCGTCAAGGGCGCTCTCAATATGCTTGGGAAGTCGGCGGTAACCCATGCGTGCGAGCGCCGCTTCGATAAAACGGACCCCAGGTCCCCCGGGGGAGATACCAGCGGAGACATCGATGGTAGAGCGGTAAATGTGCCAGAGCTTTGCAGCGTCGAGACGCCACCATGCTTTTGCTCGCCGCCTTGGACGCGGTGGTAGCGAGTTCAACAGAACGAGAACCTTCTTCAGAATCTCGCACCTCTCGGTTGCCAGCGGAAGATCTTGGATCGCTCGCATCTCCTGGGCGTGGGAAGGCGGCGATAAGTACCATCTGGAGGATTGCGCAACACTGCTCTCGAATTCAGCGATAGCGCTTGGGAGGGCCCGGCGCAGCTCATCAATAGCGTCCCGCGCCCGGTCCGCTTTCGTTCGGGCCGGTTTTCCATCATTTACGCCGGGATCACGCCCTAGACGCTCCTTTGAGATCATCTTTCCAGCACTGTTTATGGATCGGTAGCCAAGCGGAAGGTTAATGCACTGGGCAAGCGAATAGCAGCCGAGCTCAGGGTTGTGCCAGGGTTCTCGAACGCGAGCTTGGCGCAGCATTTCGGCAACGTCGTCAACCGTCACCGCGATCCAATCCTCGGGTAAGGTTCGCGGCGGCAGCTGGATGAGGTCGACGGCTAGCGATTCAAGATCTTTCATGCGCAACACTTTTACCATGAAAAGAGCGCTTGCCGTCCTACGGGAAGAGAGCCCAGCACGCCTTGGAAAAAGCCCTGGCATTCGGCCGCCAAATCCACCCGTCTTTCGCTATGTCAAGTGCATTGACGGCGCACGAAGTTCCACCAAGCTCTCAGGAGGCAGCGATAGAATGTGACGAATCTTTAAGCCGAGCAGCCCGGGAGCGGTTTTAGGCAGAGGTACCGATGACGCATGCTGGGCTGTGGTCGGCAGTTTGATCTCGACCGATGCCCGATCCCGAATTCGAGGCAGGTCGTTGCCGTGGGAGCGGAGTCGCGAAGCCGTGATGACGCAGCTCAGGATTTCGGCTGGCGCAGCCGTTCGTCCTTGGAGCGCAACTTGACGAGTTATCTCCAGCAGGTGCTCAGCTATTTCCACTAGGAAGGCGCGGCCAGGTGCGCGCTTCCCTGATCAGGCAAATAAATTCTCTGATGGCCCGATTTAATTCCCTGCTAGGCCGAAATAAACTCCCTGTTCCGATGCGCAGGGAATTGGGCCTTAAAGGATTGATTATAGTGCCAAATTCCGAACCAATAGCTGTATTCGGAGGCCCTACCGAACAAACTTCCCTGTATTTTCCCAGCTAGCAGGGAAAATTCGGATTTTCAGAGACGGGTTCGCTCGTGACTGGCTCCTCCGCC